AAGGCTTTGAATAGCGCCTCCTTGAATGAGCGACAAAAAGAAAATATTGTCGAAGCTGTTCGTAACGCCAGTTCAGTAGAAGAGACGAAGATGTTGTTTGATACACTTCAAAGCGCAGTGGGCACTCCCAGGAGTCGCCGCACAGAATCACTCCGCGAAGCTGTTATCAGGCCTACAACTACGATGCTTCTAGGTTCAAATAGGGGCAATGATGCTTCTACTACTGTTGATCCAAATATGGATCGAATGTTACGTTTGGCAGGTTTGAAACAATAAATTTTTAGGAGGTTATATAAAAAATGTCTATTGTACAAAAGTTAACCGAAGGTATTGTTAATCGTGATCTCTCCAGGGAGGGTGCTGCTCTTATTTCTAAGTGGGAAAAGACCGGTCTTCTTGAGGGTCTCGAANGCGATAATCTTCGAAACGGAATGGCTTCGCTGCTTGAGAACCAAGCAAAAGAACTACTNCGTGAGTCCAGCGCTATGGCTGCTGGTGATGTTGAGGGCTTCGCAGCAGTTGCGTTCCCCCTCGTTCGCCGTGTATTCGGCAATCTGATTGCTAACGATCTCGTTAGTGTTCAGCCGATGAGCCTACCCAGTGGTCTCATCTTCTTCCTTGACTTTACAGTTAGTCGAGAACTCGGCACCGGATCGCAGACTTCACGTCTGGGATATGATGCCGCATCGTCACTATTCGGTGGCGGCGTGGTTGGTAAGGAAGTAACCGGTGGTGTCGATCTTAGTACGGCCGGCAATCCCGAGGCGGGTCCTTATGGACTTAACAATGCATATGCGTCCCCGACTGGCTCCGGCACCGGTGCCGCGTTGACGGGTCTGAATGTTTCGGCCGTTAGTAGCTTTACTTTCGGCGCCGGAGGCGCAAACGACGCTTCTGTTGAATTTGATGCCGACTTCACTTCTGGTGCTCTAGGTACCGGTACTGATGTGGCGGTTGTCACTATTACAAACGCTGGTCTAGATCAGTTGAATCTACAAAACCTAGTTGGTATTAGTGTTAGNNGTTCTGCGGGCAACGGTCTCTGTATGACGGGATCGTCAACTGGAGGTTCAGAAGCGAATGATGCTATTCGACTAGTCCGGCGCCTTAGTCGTAAGACTTCTCAAGGTGCTGCCACTACTAATCTGGTTTTCATTGGCACTGGCTCAAATGGTGCTCACGTTGTCAACAGCAGTTGCGGCGGCCCGACGGCTTTGGCCGTCACCGCGTCCGCCGCGCTTCAATCGGCGAACACGAGCATCCGCTGGCCACAGACTGATGACTTTGCTACTGGCGGAGCAATCGGTTCTGTTATCGGCCAGGCCGAGTGGGGACTTGAGAAAAGCGTGGATATTCCCGAGATCGACATCAAGATCGATTCCGTGGCTGTTACGGCGATTACCAAGAAGCTCAAGGCCAAGTGGACCCCGGAGTTAGGACAAGATCTTAACGCCTACCACAACCTTGATGCAGAGGTCGAGCTTACTCAGATTCTGTCTGAGCAGATCGCTCTCGAAATCGATCGCGAGATTCTCGAGGATCTTATCGTGGATGCAAGTGCTGCTACTCGTTACTGGTCACGCGCACCTGGCAGATTCCTTGATCGCGTAACCGGCATTGAGGTCGGTGCTTCTACGGTTACTCCGGACTTCACCGGTAATGTAAGCGAGTGGTATGAGACTCTCATTGAGACAATCAATGATGTGTCTGCCAACATCCACCGCAAGACTCTACGGGGTGGTGCCAACTTTATCGTCTGCGGACCTGAAGTTGCTAACATCCTTGAGTTTACGGCCGGTTTCCGTGCCAATGTCGCTGTTGACAGTGACAAGGGCTCAGCCGGTGCTGTGAAGGTTGGTAGCCTTTCCAAGAAGTGGGATATTTATGTCGATCCTTACTTCCTACGAAGCCTAGTGCTCGTTGGTCGTAAGGGAGGTAGTTTCCTAGAGAGCGGATATGTTTACGCTCCCTATGTGCCGCTACAGACAACCCCCACCATCTTTGGTGTCGAAGACTTCGTACCCCGCAAGGGTGTGATGACTCGGTACGCCAAGCAGATGGTGCGTCCCGACATGTATGGCCTAGTTATTATCGCTGATATGACTNTTGGCTAATACAGCTAGTCTTTTATTAGACAAATAATATGAAAGCCTCGGCTCTATGAGCCGGGGCTTTCTATTTAGGATAGAACTACTATAACTTGAGGGACACATATGGCACTACCAGTACTAAAGCCTGCTTCTACAACGAATACCAACGTTTTATCGTCAACCGGAACGGTTGGCAGCGTGGCCGCCACATTGCCTTTTGGGATTTATGCTAGTTCGACAGATTTTTTATCCGGCGCGGCAGACCAAGTAGCTTATACTTATAAGAAGCTAGGCGGGGATATTCTTGATATTGAATTAACCGAAGGCAATGTATATTCGGCCTACGAAGAAGCAGTTTTAGAATATTCCTATATCGTTAATGTTCACCAATCCAAGAACTCACTTTCTAGTTTTCTAGGACATACTACAGCCTCGTTTGATCAGGATGGGCAGATTAAATCTGGAGATTCCCTTTCCGGATCTAATATAGAGCTACGTTATCCGAAGTTTGATTATGGATATGTTCGACGATTCGCTGATAAAACAGTCACAGAGGTTGGCCTAGGCGGAACGACAGAGATCTTTTCGGGCTCTCTGACGACAGTAAGCTCCAAAGCCGATTATGATCTTCAGAGTATTATTTCTTCGTCAGCCGGCAACGATACAACAAAACCTTATTACGGAAAAGTTGGCGATCGAAGAATTATTATTAGAAGAATGTACTACAAGACCCCCGCTGCTATGTGGCGTTTTTATGGTTATTATGGGGGCTTTAGCGCCGTTGGCAACTTAAGAACTTATGGACAATACGCAGATGATTCTACATTTGATATAGTGCCGGTCTGGCAGAACAAGCTTCAATCAATAGCTTATGAGGACGCTTTAAACACGCGAGTTTCTCATTGGTCATATGAAATTAAGGATAACAAGGTTCGTATTCACCCAACTCCCAATAACAATAGTCCGGAGAAGTTCTGGTTTAATTTTACGGTAGAAAGCGTTCCATGGTCTCTTTCAGGTTCAGCTGGAAAATCCGTTACAGGCATCAATAATATGAATACGCTCCCGTTTCAGAACATTGCATATGGCAGCATCAATTCTATTGGAAAACAGTGGATTCGACGATTTGCATTGGCTCTTGCGAAAGAAATGCTGGGTCAGGTTCGCGGCAAGTTCGCAACAGTTCCCATACCTGGTGAGTCAGTGACATTAAATGCTGCAGATCTTTTGGGTCAAGCTAAGGCTGAGCAGGATGCGCTGAGAGAGGAGCTTAAAACCACCTTTGATGAGCTTACTTACTCTAAGTTGGCCGAAGCAGACGGCACTATATCTGATGTTGTAGAAAAAGTTATGGCCGATATACCAGCTGGCATATATGTAGGGTAGATAGATGGGCAATCCGGACGATAAATGGGAACAACCAGCCGCACCACCCCCTCCCATGTTTTTTGGGAAAAAGGAGCGCGATCTGGTTAAACAAGTCAACGATGAGCTGGCAGAGCGAGTCATTGGACAAACTGTTGTATACTATCCTATTGATATTAAAAGAACGAACTATCATTCGTTATACGGAGAAGCGCTTAACAAGACCTTCCTGCCGCCGGTGCGTGTGTACGCCTATGTAGTAGTCGATAACGAGCAGAAAAATGATAAATATAGTTATGAATATCAAAGCAAGCTGACGATTCATTTTCATCGCAAAAGACTAACAGAGGATCAGAATCTCTATGTACGCCCGGGAGATTTTGTACAGTATGGTGATAAATTATATGAGATCACTAAGACGTATAATGATACTAAGTACTATTTTGGTCAGGTAGATCATAAGTTTCAAGTAACTGCGGATTGCGTACGTGCACGCAGAGGAACATTTCGAGGTATAAACGATGCCAGTTAAGAAAACACAAAAAGAGCTACAAAATAAATCTTCTATACGATATGCGTATATGAATAATGATGCCACTGAAGGGAGAGTACAGGAAATAATAATGATGCCCTCTACTTTGGAAACAATTGATTATGCTTTTTATGATTTTGTTAATGAAAAGCTAAATCTGTCTACCACTACCAATGAAGGGTTTAAAAAAGTACCTATTATTTGGGCCTCTACCGAAAGAGCATATCAAATTAAAAATTTAAAGGACGTGCATGACGCTGAGGAGACTTTGATACTTCCACTAATCACCGTCGAAAGAAAAACGGTGACAAAGGAACCGAACAAGAGAGGTCTGCCGTGGGCAAATATTATGCCCGAGAATGATGAGAAAGGGGGTTCCATTACTATAGCCAGGCGTCTTAATCAAGAAAAAACTTCCCAGTTTCAAAACAACTTGGCCAATCGCAAACTTGGCCCGGGCAAGGTTGCTTCTTCTATGCACGCCACCAACAAGAGAAATATGACGGCTTCTAAGAACGTGTACGAAACCATAACTATTCCGCTCCCTACATGGATAACAGTCACTTACGAGGTTAGCTTGAGGACCGAATATCAGCAACAAATGAATGATCTTGTACAGCCATGGGTGACAATTTCCGGGAACAGCACAATGCCTCCAAGAATCGAGCGAGATAACCATAAGTTTGAAGTGTTTCTTGAAGGAGACTACACAAATAATAGTAATACTAATAACTTAGAGATGGACCAAAGGAACTATGAGACCACTATCACAGCCAGAGTGCTGGGCTATTTAATAGGCGAGGGCCCCAATCAGGAGCGTCCAAAGATAGTAAAACGACAAAATGCAGTCGAATTTCGTATGGCCAGAGAGCGTGTTGTAGTAGGGGACATCCCAGAAAACATTGATAGTCGAGGTTTTTATAGAGAATAGGACCTTTCGCACCGTCTTATACTATTTAATAATGAGAAACAACTTAACAATAAGTTGAATGTTAAAGGAGAACTCCAAGAATGTCGGTTAAGAAATTCAGATTTGTATCCCCCGGAGTTTTTATCAATGAAATTGATAACTCGGGAATCCCCGCTTCCCCGGCCGGAATCGGCCCGGTTGTCGTTGGGCGCGCCAAATCCGGCCCGGGTCTTAGACCCGTTACAGTGAACTCGTTTTCAGAGTTTGTTAATGTTTTCGGGGCCCCTGTTCCTGGGGGTTCCAGCGATGATATCTGGCGCGACGGCAACACGGTAGGTCCAACTTATGGTATGTATGCTGCGCAGGCGTATCTTCGCAACAGCGCTCCTTTAACCTATGTACGCCTTATGGGCGCCGAGAGTGATGATGCAACATCTGCCGGAAAAGCCGGATGGAAAGTGTCCGTGGCCGATTCGACATCTGGCCAGGGTGCTTACGGTTTGGTGATTTTCCCTTCATCCTCCAACCCGTCGCTGATCCAGCACGATCTCGGCCGAGGCGCGCTAGCAGCGATTTTTTATGTTCCCGGCATCTCCACTGATGCTAATAACTGTAGCTTAGCCTTAAGTGGCACCGCGGCCAGTTCCTCATTTGGTATGACTGGTTCATCAACACTAATCCAGTCCGTTACTGCTGGTTCCAATTATGAATTTAAGATGATAGTACGCAACGCTACGGGCTCCTCAGACAGCACTATGACATTCAACTTTGATCGTAGCTCGGATCGTTACATTCGAAAGGTGTTTAACACTAACCCGCAATTAAGCAACAGAGACATCAATTCTAATGTTGCCAACTATTGGCTTGGACCAACTTTTGATCGTCACTTGGTTGATACGGTGACTGCCGGCGCGTCCTCGAATTACTATGGCGCAATTGTCCCGATGCTATCCGGCACAGCTAATGCCGGAGATTATCAGACTCCCCTGCTGTCGGCGCAAACTCCATGGATTATTTCTCAGGATCTAACAGACGATAATTCCAACTATTCTCCGGCAAACATGCAAAAGCTTTTCAAAGTTATAGCTCTAGATGAACCCGGAGCATGGACACAACGAAATATTAAAATATCCATCCAGGATATCAAGGCCTCGACAAATGATTTCCAACCGTATGGCTCTTTTAGCGTTGTAGTTAGAAAGCTGGATGATACGGATAATGTTGTAGAGGTACTAGAGCAGTTTAATGATTGTAACTTGAATCCCAACTCGCTGAACTATGTAGCGCGCAAGATTGGTGA